GGCACCGCCCCAACCAACACCTACGGCGCCCGCATGTACCCCAGCGCCGCCATCTCCATGCTCGACTTCAGCGGCAACGCCGAACAACTCCTCGGCGTCAAATTCTCCGGCCAGTCATGGCTCTCCGTCGCAGCGGGGACCGCCATCACCAACGTCACCACCAACTCCAGGCCCATCCCGAACTGGAACTCCACCGTCGTCATCGCAGGCAATACTATTTCCTCTTCCGGCAGTTATGCGGGCATTGGGAATTTCACGCTTAGCGTGAAGCGGGCCTTGCAAACCTACTGGATCGTCGCGGGAACCCAGACGCCCTATATCATCGCCCGCGGGCCTCTGACCATGGACGGAAGCGTGGATTGGGCGCCGACTAATTCGGAAACCCCGCTCGATCTTATGTTGCTCAATGCCCAGGCCCCGATGACAATCACGGTGTCGAATAGCGGAATTCCCAATAGCGGCACGCCATTTACACTCACATTCACTATGAGCCAAGTGGCGAACATAAAGTCTAAGATTACCAATAGTGGCCAGCTAATTGGCTACTCTAATTCATATGAAAGCGTCGCCAATTCCACTGACACTGGGGGCAGTGGCGGCCTTGGCCCTGGCACAATTACATTGGTCAATAACACCGCCACGTACAAATGTGCAGGTCAGGAGGCTAACGAGGGGGTATCCCCTCGTTGCCTCCATCTGCTATAACGGCTAACCTGCCGCCTTCCGCTCGCGGTACCGCCGCGCCCGCTCTCGCGCAAGGGCGCGGCGGCGGTCCAGTTTCTCAGGAGATAGATCGGCGGATGCAACCCAAGACGGGTTGCCCTCCTCCTTCCGCCGCTGGTACCACGCGGCGTTCCGGGCGGCTACCCTCTCGCGGTTTCCCGGCTGGTCGACGTAGTTCTGTGCGTAGTGCATGGAGCACCAGTCCAGCGCGAAGTAGGGCTTGCCGCACCCTTCTTCCTTGCATCGGCGCTCGTCAGTCTTCCGCTTGGCGCGCTGCTTGGTAGCGCGGTCACGGTTGCACGCCTTGCAGCGGCGCGCCTTGAAGGTGCCGTCTTCGTGGTACTCGATCCACACATTGTCATCGGCGAGTTCGTGGCCGTTGTCACAATGGGTGCGACTGCCCTCATAGTGGGTGCCGTGGCGGACTTCATCAAACTTGTTCTCGCTGCTGGTCCCCCAGATCAGTCGCTGGGTTCCGTCTGCGGCCCAGAGGGCGGCGTTGCTCGCGTCTCTGTCAAGGTGGCGCGTCTCCTCGCCCTCGGAAGGTTCGCGGACGTGGGCGCGGAGAACGAGGTCGTGGACGTAGCGCCCTTCGGTGCGCTCTCCGAGGGTCAAATTCACCATCGGGTAACCGCCCGAGTTGGAGTAACTGGGCTTGAGGATGCGACCGGGGACTAGCCTTCTGCTCCCGCCGCGACCGTTGACGAAGCGCGGCAGGCTGCGGACGAATCCGTGGTCGCTGACCTCGTAATAGCCCTCCCATGTGGGCACGGGGAGCCAGCGTTCGGGGGCGGTCACTGCTTCCGCCCGTAGGCTTCGATCGCCGCTTCGCTGTAGCCGAAGTACCGGCCCGCAACCTCATCATCGCCACGCCAGTCCAGTTCCGGTCCCCACTCGACCAGCCAGCCGCAGCCGTCAAGGTAGATGAGACGGACGGCAGGGAACTCGTCGGGCCGCTCGCGTAGCTGACGGACGAGGCTCCGGCCTACCGCCCTGATGGTCGCGCCGCAGTAGCCACCGCGCCGTTTACCTCCGACCGGGACGGCCAGGTCATTGTCCTCGGTTACCACGGCGCGGGCGAGGAGACTGGGGTCATCGAGCCGGTCCATGAAGTACCGGTAGTTGAGTGCGTCCTGCACGGAGATGGGCTTAGGCTTGCACATAGCTGGGCCTTCCTCTGCTAAGGGTTCAAGGTCGAGCACCGCGAGGAGATGGGATGACGGTCCTGTCTCCTCGCCTTTTTTATGCCCTCACATCTTACCAGAAATCACTGCCGATTTCATGCTGCCCGGCAGGCACAGGAAAGTAGCGGCGAATGCGCATTGAGCTGACGAACGACCAGTACATAGACGTGCGGGACGAGATTAAGGGCGGTGACATCTTCGCCGTCCGCAAAGCGTCCAAAGTCCCTCTCGGGGATGACGGCCGCCCGTCAGAAATGTCGTTCCAGGGCCTGGAGGATGACCAGCTGATCGCTCTGGCTCACCGGGTGATCACGGGCTGGTCGTTTCAGGTTCCTCTTCCGGGTTCGGTTCAGGCGGCGGAGTCGGTGCTGTCGGACCTGTCCGGCGCGGACCTGCGGAAGTTCCGGGCGGGGATTAAGCCGCTGATGGACATGGTGAAGTCCGAGGAGGACCTCCCGGACCCAAAACAGCCAGCTACGAACTCACTCAATTCTTGATCGACCGGCATCTTCGGCCGCGGAACCCGCCGGCGTTCCCGTTGCCTGACGGGTTGACGCCGCAGTTGCTGACGTATGACCGGTTTGCGGAGGAGCGGGGCTGGACGCCGCGGCAGGTCGATGAACTGACCCGGGACGAGATTTTCTGGCTGCCCGTTATCCGCGCTGCCCGGCTGGAGGCTGCGGCGCAAGTAGCGGACAAGACGTAGCAGCAACGAGGCCCGGCTTGACCGACCGGACTTGAGTCCCCGCCGCGCGCTGCGAGGTCCACGGGGCCGTCTTTAAGCGCGGCCGTTCACGTGGCGGCGACCAGATTTGAACTGGCGACCTGCGGGTTATGAGCCCGCCGAGATACCGAACTTCTCCACGCCGCTACCTGCGATTATACCCCTGGAAGGGTGCGAATGGCTCGTATTTTGTGGCATTCAACTTCGCCGTGGTCGGCGTCGGGATATGGCACCCAGACGGCTCTGTGGATGCGGAAGCTCCAGGAGATGGGTCATGAGGTCTTCGGGAGTTGCTACTACGGGCTGAACGGGGCGCCTACCCAGTGGAACGGGATCACGGTCCTGCCGGCGTTCGGTGCGAACTACAGTTCGCCGGCGTTGCATCAGCATGCGCGGCACCTGGACCCGGATCTGGTGATTGACCTGGGTGATCTGTGGGTGATGGACGCGGGGCTGTTGCGGGAGTTGCCGATGGCGCATTGGCTGCCGTCGGATTGCCGGCCGATGTCGGAGGCGGACCGTGCGGTGGCGGAGGCCGCGGGGCTGCATCTGGTGGCGATGAGCAGGTTCGGGTTGGCGCGGTTCCGTGAGGCCGGGTTCGTCAACGCGTTGTATGTGCCGCATGCGATTGATTTCGATGTGTGGAAGGTCCCGGAGGGCAAGGCGGGCCTGCGGGAGGCTGCGGGGATCGGGCCGGACACGTTCGTTATCGGTGTTAACGCGGCGAACAATGACGCCATTCGGAAGGCTCCGAGCGAGATGCTGCTGGCGTTCGCGAAGTTCCTCCAGAACCATCCCGACTCTCTCCTGTCGCTGCACACGGGGGTGCATTGTGACGGGGGGCAGGACCTGGAGTACCTGTCGGAATCTTTGGGGATCTCGGACCGGGTGCGGGTGGTGGACCAGTACCGGTACACGGCAGGGCTGATCCAGCAATCGGATCTGGCGGACTGGTACGGGGCGATAGACGTGCTCCTCGCGGCCACGTACGGGGAGGGTTTCGGACTCCCCATCATTGAAAGTATGGCCTGCGGAACCCCCGTTATCACGACGAAATGTTCCTCCATGGAAGAACTGAACCCGGACGGCCTCCAGGTCGACGGCGAGCCTTTCTTCAATGGCGTCCATCGCGCTTGGTGGATTCGTCCTTCCATCTCCGGGATGGTCGCGGCGCTGGAGGAAGAGTACTAGCGGCTCTTCGAGGTCGATCAAGTGTAGGTTCTTGATTAGTAGTTCAAGTACGTTTTCGGTGTTGTCGCGGCGGAGCACATGGGGCCGGCCGTGGATGAGTTGCTGTCAAGGATGGCGGCGAGGAGAGGCTAGGGGAAGCCAGTCACGATCCCGCCCTCCCGCAGGTATTGCAGGTGAAGCCGGACGGGGGATTGTCCTGGCAGCGTGCACAGAGGTCGGGGAGCGTTCCTGTTCCTTCCGCCAGGTCGGCGAGGGTTGCGTCGATGCGGAGCATTCTGGCGAGGGTTGCGGCTTCGCCGAGTCTGACCATGCGCTGGCCGGTTTCAAGGCGGGCGACTGTCTGCTGCCGCCATGGCCATCCTCGGTCTTCCATTTCCCGGGCGAGCGCGTACTGTGACATGTTGCGGCCTTCCCGTGCTGTGCGGAGAGTCGCGGCGAATTGCTTTTCTATTGAGTCGGCCTTCACGGTTACATCATAGCAGTGTAGGTGTCCACGTTCCTGCGCGCATACTGCGATGGCGGATGATCCCTGCTTACCTGCGCCCCGTCCTGTCCTCGTCGCTGCCGGTCCTCTACTTGATGGCTCCCATGACCTTGTACGGGGCGCCGGTTCTTGAGGCGGCCCGCGAGTACCCGTTCCATACGCTGACCGGCTGCAAGGTCCGGGTGCTCGTCTGCGAAGACCTCTACAGGGGTAACCGGGAGTGGTTCGCCCTGTGGCCTGAGGTCCGGCGCCAGGCGGCGTTCGGGGTGTTTCTGGATCATCTCGGCGGGTGGGTGGCTCGGGGTACGTGGGCTGAGAGCGTCGAGTTGATGGCGCTGGGCCGTCCGGTGTGGTGGTTCTGCGGCGGTGAGCCTACGGAGCGGTTCGGGTTCGGTCCTGCGCGTCCGGGTGACTTCGCGCGGTTCCACAGGCGTGTGGGGCTCGGGTACGGGCGTCCGGTGCTCACGACCCGCACGAGGCCGCTCCAGGACTCCTACGGCGAGCACAGGACGCTCCAGGGGGTTCTTGATGGCGATCACTCCCGAGGCGAACATCGCGTACCTGGAGGGCGTTGAGGCGCTCGCCCGGCAGGGCGCCGCGGCGGCGGCTAACGCGATGGCGAAGTACATCGCGGAACGGGTCGCGCTGGACACCTTGACCCGGAACCGGGTCGCGCCGGGTGCCTACCATGTGGCGCGGCGGGGGGCGCCGCCGGCGATGAGGACGGGCAGTCTCGCGGATTCGATGTTCTGGACGCCGGCTTCGGGGGAGTTGCGGGCGACGGCGCTGGCGGGCAGCGAGGACAAGCGGGCCCGGCTGTTCGAGTTCGGCGGGTGCGTCCTGAAGTCGGCAAGGGGGATGCTGGGGTGGCGGGACTCGGGCCGGCCGGATAACCCGTCGGGCATCTGGACTCACTGGCTGCTGACCCGGGATAAGGAGGAGCATCCGTTCCTCGGGCCGACAACCGACGAGGCGATCGACGACGGGGACTTGCGGCGGGTCGCGATCGAGGAGTTCCGCAAGTTTGACCCGTAGACTGGGGTCGTGGCGGAGGTCCCGGTCGAGCAGCGTGTCACCGCCGAATGCGCGGCCTATATCGCGGCTCTCGATCAGGCACTTGCTGCGGCCTGCGAGTGCGCTTTCCTCGTGGAGATCGAGGACGCTTTGTCCGGCTCCTGACATCCAGGCCGAATCGGGGGTGACGCCCCCATGCCCGGCCCGCTACCTGATGTAGTCCAAAAGTTCAGTGCCGACGCCTCCGGGTACATCGCGGCCATCGCCGCGATGATCAAGGCGAACGAGGATCTGGTCGGTTCTATCGCGAAGGTCTCGGCGGAGATCAAGGCCCTGCCGGACGCCAAGACCATCAAGATCGACGTCGACGCTGGCGGGGCGCTCGCTGAGATTGCCGCGGTCAAGGCCGCGCTCGACGGTCTCGGCGACAAGCACATCTCCA